CAAAAGCAGCGCGATTTACTTTACAAGATTGCAATCAACCCAGTAGTAAACACTCCTGGTACTGGTTTCTCAATTCAAGGTCAAAAGACTTTATTACAGACACCGAGTGCATTTGATCGTATTAATGTTCGTCGTTTATTCCTCTTCTTAGAGAAATCAGTACTACAGACAAGCAAATCGTTCTTATTTGAACCAAACACAACGTTTACACGCAACAGATTGGTTAATACAATTAATCCAGTATTTGACTTAGCTAAGAATACTCAAGGCGTTTACGATTATTTAATTGTATGTAACGACACAAATAATACTCCAGACGTTATTGATGATAACTCGCTTGTTGTAGACATTTACATTAAGCCAGTTCGTACAGCAGAGTTCATTCTAGTTAACTTCTACTGCACGAAAACATCTCAAAACTTCCAAGAGTTATTACAATAACCTCAACATAAATATTTAATATGTCACAAACAATACAAGACTTCTACAGGGTAGCACAGCAAAGAGATTTCGCTCGTGACTACATGCTACGAGTAACTTCTCTAGGTAATAATATTTTTAACGAAGACGATTTCGTATATATTACTACAGCTACTCTACCTTCAAGAGACATTCAAAATCAAACAGCTACCTATATGGGTCTTGATTTTAACTTCCCTGGTACCGTAAAATACCCTGGTAGTAATGCTTGGACAGTTGAGTTTCGTGCTGACAAGGCTAGTCTTATCCGGCAGAAACTCGAAGCTTGGCAAAGAGGTCAAGTATTCAATGATTTAACAAGTACTGGCGACTTATCAGTAAGAGGTCCTGAAGCACTTATCACTCTTGTACAAGTTGATGATAAGTTAACAGAGATCAACAAATACAACCTATACGGAGCTTATATCCAGAAGATTGGCGATGTGAAATACGATATTACAGGTACAGGTAAGCCTTTAACATTTTCAGCTACATTAGCATATCATTACTGGACACAAGGTTAATTCCAATAAAGCTTATATTATTAAACCCGGCGTAAGTCGGGTTTTTTATTGTTCTAAGCTTAAGTATTAATATGGCCTTGCAGGACTTCATTACAGCAGCTAATACATTAGGATTTGGAAAGAAATATAACTTCCAAGTTGCTGATATTAAAGGCGCGCCAGCAGGGATAGTAATAGGTGGTTCGGTTTTATTGTACGTAGAAACTTTTACTTTACCATCAAGAAAGACGAACACTACAACAGTGCCTTATAAAGCGTTTGATTTTAATGTACCTACTAATGCAAGTTTTCCGGAATCTAGTAGATGGAGAGTAACGTTTTTTTCAGATGAAAACTTATTAATTAAAAATCTATTCGAAAAATGGAGTAATTCTCTTTACGAACCAGTTAATAACTATAGTGACTCAAGTATATATGCAAATCCTGCTAATGCAGCAGATCTGTTTAACGGGCCGTTTGGAGATTGTGAATTAACTTTAGATTTAAAAAACGATAAAGACGTAACTGTTAAAACAATTACCTTACATGGGGTATTTCCAGTACTTGTAGAAGGTATTGAATACAACGTAGGAGATAACGGAGAAACAGTAGCTAGATTACCAGTAACATTAGCATTTCAATATTTTACATAATCATGGCTGATACTACTCAAAATTTACAACAATTTTACCTAGCCGCTAGTGAGTTTGGGTTCTCAAGAGATTTTCAAGCAAGAATTGACTTAATAAAACTTAATGGTTTCGAATTTTTTCTTACAGGTAAAGCTAATGATACAGCTTATTTGTATATTAAAGAGTTTTCTTTACCCGGAACAAAAAAATCAATTGCATCAGTAAAATACAAAGGGGTAGACATAAACGCACCTAGCACAAGAGACTTTGGTAACAGTAAAAGCTGGGAAGTAACGTTTTATGTAGATACATATTTACGGGTAAGGTCTTGGCTTGAAGATAGACTTATTGAATCGGCAGCTAACACCCCTGGTACTATAAACCATATACCAAATGAAGCTAAAGACGTTGCACAAGTATCAGTATACGATGATTTGTTAAACCAAGTAATTACGTACACTATAAAGGGGTTATTTATAAAAGAATTACCTAATCAAGGTTATAATGTATCAGGTAGCGGCAAAATACAAGAAGTAAAAGTGGTCTTCGGTTATCAAACTTGGGAATCTGAAATAAAAGCACCTGTTAATGAAAACCCAGATGATAAATACCCGGGTGGTGCACCAGGTTCAAACGGGGTACCTGACGTAAAAGAAATTAAACCTTTTCAGTTATTTTCTTTAAACAATCTTTTCAGTTAAAATGATAATTTCAAACATAAGTCAATTTTTAAAATCTGTATTAGCTAGTCCTGACTTTCATATACCTATAGAGGCAAACTTTGTTGTAGGGTTTGACAATTTAGATCATATTATAGGTAATTTAAACTCTACAATACCTGATAGAATAATTAAAACCGGAGATTGGGGTATAGTTAAAGAGGGGTACGATATTTTCTTTGCAAATGGTGTTACTATACCAGGGGAAACAGTTACTTCTAGTAAAGCTGGGTTTTCTGCAGGAGGAGACGGACTGTATGGTGGTTTACTTTCAGGCCCAGTTTTAACCGGTCGTTCAAACTTAACTAATTTCGAAATAGTGTTTTTAGAAACAAGCCAGTCGTTTGCAGATCAAGTCATAAGGCCATGGATAGTTAATGCAGCTCATTACGGTCTATTTGCTAGAAAAAAAGATTCAAAACAAAATTTTAAAACAGATGTAACTGTTGCTTTTAAGAAAAACACGTCATCTAATTCTAACGACCCGGTAAATCGTAAAACTATAGTGTTTAAAGATGCTGTACCAACAAGTATAGAAGGTTATAGTGCAAGTTATGGTGGATCTAAAGTTACTGCTCGTAATATTAAGACTACATGGACATACTCTACATATGAAATAAGTTAATATAAATGTCTTTTAAGTTAAATGCATACTTGCCTAGCAAAAAGCAGGAAGTATTAATAAGCGAGCTTCATTACAAACAATATAGAGATCTTGTGAAAAGCTTGCATAATACTGATAAAAAAGAAACTATATTACAGTATAACGCTATTTTAAAAGATCTTTGTCCGGATATAGCTGGATATGATATTACTTTTGAAGATAAGCTATCCTTGCTTTTAACCATACGTAATTATTGCGTAAGTCCGGATTTAAAACTTAAATGTAATTTGCAAGATGGAACGTCTTATAGTTTTACAGTACCAATAGAAACTATATTAAGTAAAGTTAAAAGTATTAATAAATCCAGTACAGTTGTTTGCAACGATATTACTGTGCAATATTCTAGTTATAAAGTTAGAGACGAACATGTTTTCCTTAATAACAACAGAGATACATTTGTTAATTTAGCTTCTATTATAGATAGCCTTAAAATAGAAGAAACAATCGTTATATTCAAGGATTTAACATTAGAAGCTAGAGTTAAAATAATACAAGAGTTACCACTTATAGTAATTAAGGCTATTGTAAGGGATATTGAAAAAACTGATCATTTATATGACACTGACTTACTTCTAATAAAAGACCCTAATACTGGTAGTATTATATTAAGATTTAATTGTAATATAACATTTGAAATGTTGCAAAAAATGGTAGAGTTTTTATATACTGAAAGTTTAAACAACATTTACAGAACTCTTTACAATGTAGTAAAGTATCTAGGGTTTTCTGCAGAATATGCAGATAGTATTACCCCTATTGAGTTACAGGTATATTGGATGTATCTTATGCAAGATAACGCCAAGCAGCAAGAGCAAAATAACGCGGTAAGACCGGGTGGCGGATTGAATATGCCTACCAGCACCCCGAATTCAGAACTAGGCTTTTAGTATATTAATGTAAGTACTTTTATGTCTGATATAAATGAATTTATTGCAAGTATTAATGCTAATGCGGTAAAAAACTCCATAGAGGTGTTTTTACCTAGCTTTCAAAGAATAGTGAAGTTTAAACCTGTTAGTACAAAGCAATATAAAAATCTGTACGCTTGTATTAAAGACAATATACTGTATAATACTAAGTTTGTTATAGTAACGTATAACATTATTAAAGATAACTGCTTAGAACCAGATATACTAGATCAAATAAACATTATCGATAGAGCGTTTATTTTATTAGCATTAAGAAAAAATATTTTAGGCACTACAGTAAAAAATATCGACTTTAGTTCTAATTTGGCACTTGCTTCAACTATAGCATTACCTGAAGAGGTGTTATTAACTATTGATAATATAAAAATTAATACTCAAATACCAACTTTAAAAGAAGTATATGAAATGGAAGTTGAACTTAGAGGGGATCTTAAAGAAGAAACAGTCACTATTAATACTTTAACTGAAAATCTTATTATCGGTGGTTGCTGTAAGTTTATAAAAAATATACAAGTTGAGGACACTGATTTAAATTTTAAAACTTTTAATTATAAAGAACGTATAAGATTAGTTGAAAACTTACCAGCTAGTACATTAAACAGTATTCAAAGTTTTGCAGAAAAAGTAACTAATTTACAGGATAGCGTTACTAATGTATTAAACAGTGACGGTACTCGCTTTCAATTTTATATAAATGCGGATTTCTTTTTAGCTGAATAACATAAAGACTGGTTTAGTACCTAAGTATTTTTATGAGCGACACTGCAGACGTAGAATCTGGTGACAAAGCAAAATTTGAAATTGCTTTAAACACGCTCACGGATGCTTTAGTTAAAGGAGACGGATCAAATCCATCTCTAAAAGAAACGATAAAAAAATTAAGCGAAAATGTTGATCAGTTAACTAGAAAAACTGAAGAAGCTTCTACTAGAACAAACAATAAGAATAATACTGAAGAAGGATATAATAAGAGCGCTTTAAATTATGCGCAGGCAATTTTAAATGAACGTAAAGCTAAGTTTGAAGACAAGGGAGAAGATGAATCAGAACGCTCAACAAAAGAAAAATTAAAAAGAGTTGAAGATATAACTTCAGATAAGTTAAAACAAGTGGAAGGTTTTATTGGTAGATTTATTCCGAAAACTGTACAAAATATATTAGGGTTTATCGGTGGTAAGGAAATACTTGAGAGTCTTAATAAAGCTGTTATAGAAAAAGCTCAAGGTTTGTTTACTGGAGAAGAGCTTAAAGAAGCAGAAGCAATAAAAGAGTTAGAAAGAAAAATAAATAAAAAAACTCTTGAGCAAAAAAAACTACAAGCAGCGAGCGGGCAGGATCTTAATAATTTAAACAAAGAGCTTAGCGAACAGTACGGTGTAACCACTGAAGATAATTTAAGCGATGTTTCTAAAGGAGTACCACCGGTTAAGGCTCCAGACGATACTACTGCTGATGAAAAACAGGAAGTAAAAACAGAAACACCTACTTTACTACCTGTTAACGGCAACTCTGCTATAACAACTTCTCCTATAACAGTAGACGAAACTTCAACAGGTAGTAAAGTAGTTAAAGAAGGTGGGGCAGTTGTTAGCGAAGAGAATGCCCCTGCTGAAATAGTATTAACAAAAATATCTGATGAAGCAGCTGATGCAATTGCAAATGCATTAAAAAAGGTATTAACCGAAAAAAGAGAAAACACGAAAACTGATACTGATGAAGTTAAAAAGAAAGTAGAGGGTGCTAGTAAAAATGTAGATCGGGTTAGTCAAGGTATAGATAACCTCGCAGCTAAAAATAAACCGCAATATGAAAACATAGAAGGTCAAGCAGGGGAAGGGTTACCTACAACATCAGATAAAAAAGGAAGTAAAGGTCCTGGTTTAGTACCCACAGTTGCTGAGGACGTTATTAAAGAAGCTGCAATGGCTCGTTTTTTAAAAATTGCAGCAAAAGACA